CTACTTGAGGAGCTGCTTCGTTATGGCTAAGAAAATGACCGCACACTCCCTACCACGTGCGAGAGCTAGAACAGGAATTGGTGCCGCACCTGACACCAACTTTAGTCACTTTAATGAATACATCCGTATGGAAGTCGATAAGAAAGACATAGCGTCATTCATTAAGACTTACATCAAGCAGACATTCGACAAGGATACCCAAGAGGTATATCTTGCCGCACCAGAGTGGGCTTTCACTCCAAAGCACTTCATTGCTTCTACTATCTTGTGGGAACAGAAGGGCAAAGTCTTTCCAGACAATTGGAATGCAAAGAACGCTCTGGACACTTTCTTCAAATACCTTGAAGACCTAGGACTTAAAACCCTAGTCGATAAGGAAGAAAATGGGGAAGTGAAAACAATCCCACGTAGGACACCCGCTGATATTATCAAAGAGAAGACTTCGGACTTCATTGGTAGTATTGAAGGTACACTTGATGAATGGCCTAACGCTACTCACAATGTGTATGAAGAATTGGTTGGGGGTATATACCCACAGTCAACAGCGAGTGCAGTGGTTTCTTTCTACACACCACTACGTAATGAACTGACTGAGTTGATCAATAAGAGAACTCCCGATCTTGTTGAGGCATTCTCTAGTCAACCACTGAGTGTATGGAAGAAGTATCTCGAATTCGTTCAGAGTATCATTGATGATGCTGATAAGTATGTGGCGACTAAGAAAGCTACACGCACACCACGTAAACCACGTGTTAAGAGTGCTGACAAGCAAGTCGCCAAGATACAGATTTGTTTTGAGAACAAAGAGTATAAACTAAAGTCAATACACCCTATGTCTATTGTAGGGGCTATGAGACTATATGCCTTTAATATCAAAACAAAGAAACTGACCGAATACGTGAGTCATAAGGCAACAGGGTTAGAGGTGAAAGGCACTACGTTGAAGGGTTGGGATGCAGATCTGTCAAGGCAGATTACGCTTCGTAAACCACACGAGGGTCTCCCTGTTGCCTTAACTAAGACTGCTAACCAAATCGGTAAGATGTGGAGCACCTTAAAGACGCAAACAACCGTTCCAAACGGAAGACTAAATAGGGATACAATCATCTTAAGGGCATTAAATAAATGAGCGAAACAGAGTTTCTAAACAAGAGTAAATTCTCAAGTATGGTAGAGACATCTGTGTTTGGTAAAAAGCTATCCTACATGGATGCAGTTATTGATGTTTGCACAGAAACAAACATTGAGCCAGAAGATGTAAAGAAGTTTCTTAACGGTGTTATCGTTGAGAAGTTAGAGGGGGAAGCTATGAGGCTTAATTATCTCCCTAGACAAAATGTACTATTGTTCGATGATTGATGGTTGACACCACATCGATTCTATAGTATAATAATTCAGTAATACAAATATAATTCAGCAATACGAGGAACATACAAATGTCTTTTGCAAATCTAAAAACAAAACGTAACCAGATCAATGATCTACTAGCGGCGGCAGATGCCGCAGGTGGTGGTGCTACTGGTAAGAAGAACTATGGCGATGACCGCCTATGGAAACCAACAGTGGATAAGATGGGTAACGGTTATGCCGTTCTACGCTTCCTACCCGCCGCAGAAGGACAAGCCCTACCATGGGTTCGTTACTTTGACCACGGCTTTCAAGGCCCCGGTGGTTGGTATATTGAGAAGTCTTTGACTACTCTTAACGAACAGGATCCAGTATCCGAATATAACTCAACACTATGGAACAACGGTACTGAAGAGGGCAAGACACTTGCTCGTAAACAGAAACGCCGTTTGCATTATGTTGTTAATGCATTGATCGTATCAGATCCTGCAAATCCTTCTAATGAAGGTAAGGTTATGTTGTATCAGTTTGGTAAGAAGATCTATGATAAGATCATTGATGCCATGCAACCAGAATTTGCAGACGAGAAGCCTGTAGATCCATTTAACTTTTGGGAAGGTGCAGACTTCAAATTGAAGATCCGCCAAGTCGAAGGCTATCGTAACTACGATAAGTCTGAGTTCGCTTCTCAGAGTGCATTGTCAAACAACGATGCTGAGTTGGAAGCCATCTATAATAAGATGCACGACTTGAGTGAGTTCATCGATCCGAAGAACTTTAAATCATATGCTGAGTTGAAGGCTCGTTTTGAGAAGGTTACAGGTCAAACAACTATGACCTCACAAGCCAATCATGACTTGTCAGTACAAGAGAGTGCTCCGCCTATGCCAACTGCTAATGTTGCAGATACTCCACAAGAGTTCGCACCAGTAACCGCAGAGGCTATGGAAACGAGTAACGATGATGATACATTATCCTACTTCTCTCGTCTAACAGCCGAAGATTAAAACAAAGGGCAGGGGGAAACCTCTGCCTTTTACGCTTGTATATCTGGTGTTATCTTAAAGCAATTAGTTATATGTCTAGCATCAGCATCAGGTTTAGTTAAATCCAATATCTTATTTTGTAATGTTTTAGCTTTCAAACAAGAAGCCATATCATTAAACACAATGTTAGGTGCTTGTACAGAAAACTGTGTCCCTAATATTAATATAGTTATCATTACATACACCATTATCCCCCAAAC